TCCACCATTGAGGATTGTTTTCGGGAACCCCATGATGATTGAACATCCAGATGTCGATATCACTCAAATCATATCCTTGCAGAACAAGTTGTTTCAGAGTCCATTCCGTTGCATCTCCCAGATTGAGAATTTTGCATCCATCCATCTCGATGAGGAGGCAGAGAGATTTGGCATTGTTGGAATTCTGGTTTCCTGCAAACATGCAAGTGACTTTTGCTCCTCCGACAACGAAGGACGAACCTGTCCGCAGCTTGGTCACCGGGATGCCTTTTGAGGAACATTTGGACAGGATTGATAAGTGTCTGTCCTTGTCCTTATTGGATTCCTGATACGGATCGTAGACAGAGCAGTAATAGTGTTTGGTTTTCCCCAGATACCAATCGGTGTCTCCATTGTGGTCACGATGCCCATGAGTATGGATAAGAGAAATCCTTTCGTTTCTGACTATGTCGGAAATGACCTGTCTCGCTCTTTTGTCACCATAGGAGTATGTGTCAATCAGGAGATATTCTCCCTGGGACTCAACGAGCATCATCGAACCCCAATCAATGGAGAATCTCGGACAAATGATTTTTCCCATTATGAAAACCTCTCATTCACTCTGGCCTGTGTTTCTAAGTAGTAGCCTCCAAGGATTCGTTTCCTCTCATCTCCATTTCCTGCGAGTCCACGAATGACGTAATCCGCAAGGGAGTCGATGAGCAAATCTCTGTCTTCCACGAAAGCACCGACAATCTCCTGCACAGCTGAGTAACGAGTGCCAAGTGCATTTTTTCTGGCATCTCCGTTTCCGTGCATACAGAGCATGACCTCACAGGCTAACTCGGTATTCGATCTCGACCAATTTTTGTAGGAGTCGAGATTGTACGACTTTGTCCTGTCCTTTCGGTCACCGCAGACCACAACATACGACTCTGTGAAAGTCATGCAGATTGCTCCGTCAGTGAAGTTGTTCCAAATGTCTGCGCCCAACTTCTGGACAACAGGAATCGTCCACGAAGTGAATCCCTTGTCTTTCCCTATCGTCCCATTCTTTTCGCCGTAATTGTAGAGTGCTGCTTTCGGAGAGAGCTTTTCGAATGCAACCTTATCGACATAATTCCCATGATGAGGAATCTGCGCCATGATGACTTTTTTAAGACAGTTCCTTGCAGAGGCGCATCCAAGCATGTTGTCTCCTGCCACAAAGTAGCCGAAATCGAAAAGAAGCAGAGGAGAAAAGTTGTTGATATACATGCCAGCCTGGTCATCTGAGTCAGGAACCTTGTACGACCCTTGCCAGAGAACCTTGCAGTGAATATCACCAATTCGGATGTGCGTTCCTGTGGACAGCCATCCTACTTGGATTCCTTTGCGGACACAGAGGTCGTGCAGACCCTTGGCGCAGTTGTTGTACATCCGGCACAGGAGAGAATACCATTGTTTCGAACGATACTGGGAATCTGTGTAGTGCTTCATGGAGTCGTACTTGGTCATCCACACTTTCTCAACCTTGATGCCAGAGTCATTGATCGAGTCAATGACTCCGTTGACATGGTCTGTGTGGGGATGTGTTGCGACCATCCAGATTCTGTTGAATTTCTGCTTTTTGATCCATGTGCGGAGGACAGCAGAAGCAGGACGTTGTCCTGCATCCACAATCAGTGCATTCCCCACCTCGTCATAGAACACAGTATAGTCACCATATTTGACTCCGCTGTCTTTGGGAATATCGAATCCAGGTATGTACACTCTCACTCTGCTCATCGTCACACCTCTTTGATGTATGTCGCAGCTACGAAACCATATCTCCCACCATAGCGAATGTAATACCATTCGCTTCCATCACTTGCGCCGACAGAGTCGCACACATCGACTTTCGTACCTCTTGGAAGAGGGGAGAAAGAACAGGTGTCGTTTTCTGTTCCTGCCCATGTGCGAACATTCAAAGAAGAAGCAGTGACTCTCCCCACGAATTTGGTCATCTTGGAAGGAGTCTTAACTTCCTCTTTCTTGACAGTTCCAGTGATGTTGGGATGAACGAACCCTCTGATGTAACGACCATTGACAGGAAGAGTGCGGTACTCGACTCTGTCATTCTTGTTGCCTTCGATGATGGTCATTTTTCCTCCGACAACAGAAACGACAAGGCCGATGTGATCGGGAGTGCCTTTGTTGTCTCCGCTTCCTGAGTCACCCCAATCATAGAGGACAGCATCCGCAGGAGAAGGGATGAAAGAATCATCTTCGACCCAGATACCCATTTTCTTGGCAATGGTAATCATCCTGGGGCATGAGCATTCGACAGGGAAGAATCTCCCAAGTCCTGCTTTGATGTATGCGGATGAAGCTGCACAGGCGCACCAACTGTCGGAATTCTGCATCTTGTAGTTGACAGTGCCATGCTCTTTGACGGCTGTCGGAAGATAGTCGTTGTAGATTTTAAGAATCTCTTTGTATTTACCATTCGACTCGGAATAACCTTCCCATTGAACGAATGTGTCGATGACAGCCTGTCTCTGGGATGTGTCGCATTCTGTCACTGCGGTTTCCTCCTCTCCCAACTCTTCCCCAACTGCTCCCCAACTCTCTCCCAACTCGACATAGCAATACGATCTGTCGCATTCCTGTGTAACTCCGTCTGCTTTGTACACACCGGGGACTTTCGCCTTGGAAGTATACTGCCATGCCATATATTCTCCGCCGTATGTGCATTTGGAATTGTATTGGGCAATCCACCGCTGTGTGCCTTCGATGAGGAGTGAATCGAAGAGTTTGTCATTAAACCAAGATGTGCTTGCGTAGACTCCGTAGGGGATGCCATTGTCTTTCAGCACTTGCAGAGTGACATTGAGGAAGAATGTCCTTGCCTTTTTGGACAGCTTATCTGCACGGCCTTTGCCATCGCTGACAAGTTCGGAATCCAAAAAAACAGGAAGGCAGAGTTCCAGATTCAATTCCTTTATCTGCTGAACAATCCACTCACCCTCAAGTCGTGCCTCGTCTTCAGTGATGGCTGTCGGGAAGAAGTAGATTCCGTAGGGGATGTCATGTTTTCTGCATCCTTCCAAGTGTTCGTGAAACTTGGCATCGAACACGATTTTCTTGTATGCAGCTTTCCCTTTGATGCTTCCTCGGTATCCGATCCGATTGACAACGATGTTGCCAGACTTCTTGAGAGCATCCCAATCCTTGATTTTGTTGTGTTCGGAGATGTCGATGAAACAGTATTGCTCTTTCATATATCCTCCAAATTAAAAAGGGAGCCGGATGCCCCGACTCCCGATGATCATATTTATTTATCCTGATACTGCTTATTGGCAATCACCACGACCGCCCCGATAAGCGTGTCCAGTGCGGTCAGTGTAGCAACGATCTGTTCCGCATGGGGGACGTGCCAGATGTTTGTCAGGCTTGCCAGAAACGCCAGAACCGGTGTCAGAATCAGCGCAATCATTTTTAAAATATCGTACTGCTTATTGGTCATAACTTAGTCCTCCCGAATTGCAAAAGTGCCTTTCTTGATTAGATGGTCATAAGTTTCTTTGATATTTGAAATAGCCAGCGTTGCATAAGTGTTCCTGAATTGTGGGTGAACATCGCAATATGCTTCATAGGTGTCTATATCCTGCAATTGCTGTCGGAAGTATTCAAAGCTGTGGTCAACGCCGTTTATCAGTTCATCATTGAATCTGAGGATATGCGTCCGTGCCAGCACCGCCGCATTTTCGTCAACCCGTGTCCCGATACCGTCAACCCGTGCTGTCAAGTCTTTGATTGCCTGCAGAACCTTATCTTCCTTGTCTTCAATCTCGTCTTTCCGCTTGAAACGTGCCGCAAGGAAATCCCACAGCTTACTGCTCAATATTGCCACAACTACTGCTGTCAAAATCTCTGGTGTCATATTGTCTCCTAACTGATAATGAAGTAAAGTGCAATAGGCACGATGTACATGATGACGGCTGTTAAAATCTCTAATGTCATTAATGCCTGTCCTCTTTGCTTATTGTATCCGGCATGTTAGGATTGCCGGGGATTGGTGTTAGGTGTCTCCTATGATACTCTGTCATTCCACGCTGATACAGCTTCCTCTTTTGTCCGGTATGCCCATGTTAACGGTCTTACCCTGCAACTTCCATTCAGGCACTCGATGTAGAAGTATCCGCTCGATGTTGTAGACATGACAGGTCTTTTGCCGCAGAACCGGCATGGTTTTAAATCTTCCATAGATGTCTCCTCTCCCACATGTCAGGTGGGGATGGTGGCGGTTAAATGTCCTGTCCTTTTGTAAACTCACCTGTCCCGTCATTTGTGTAAAAGACATCATTCTCAACATCGTACATGCCGATAACTCCGTCTGACTTGCGGTAACAGGCATACAAGGCAAGTTTTCTTCCGTCTGCTTTTTCGTGGATGTAGTAAGCAAATTTTCCTATTGTGTTTGCGTTGTATCCGTAGAAAAGTCTAATGCCTGCCGTTTCTCTACCGAATGTCGCTCGTCCTACTCCAAGTGCATTTTTCAAGCTGATGCTAACAAAGGTCTTGTTTTTGTAAATAAAATCATGGATTTCGCCGTCATTATTGACAGGTATTCCGAAAATAGTATCTGTTCCCAGACTGCCATAAGAAATAACGATCTTTTTTGTTGATGTTCCACACATGCCAAATCTGTTAATGTTGTCATTCCAGGCGGAAGGGCAGAGCATCATTTTATCATTCCCCATCGACAAATCAATAGAACACTTGGCATGAACAGTATCGGTAGGATAAAACCCAATCGGCAACTCGATAAACTGTGTTCCGCTTGATTCAATATATTCTACTCTTTGATACTCTTCGGGCAGTGTCACAGGGACATCGTCATAGTCTATCCATTGTCCCTCAACATCCACATCGACCCGACTATATCCATCAAACCCATCGGGCTGATAACTGCCGTTCTCAGACACGGATAAAGGTCGCAGGTCGGGATTGACATCAACATCGACCTGATAAAAGCCCACATGACCATCAGATGGTGTGAATGTGCCGTTGTGGTCGGTAGACAGGTATTCGGTCGGCGCAGGAAAGATAGTAATGTCATCCCTGACAAGTTTGTCCTTTGTCTCAAGCACCTGCGTCTGGTCTGACGGTGTGACTACCGTTGCCCCTGTGTATTCGTCTGGAGCAACAATTCTGTCTTTATAGGCACGCACGTCAAAATGGAATCTGCAGGCATCGTCCGTTGGTTTAATGGTAAACCTGACCTCGTGTTCGCAACTCATCTCACATCACCTCGTTGTAAATAGTTGGTTTTATGTTGTAAACGACCTTTCTGGGGTCTTGTCTCCTCGTGCCAGTCTGATTAAGCCAGACAAGCGAAATCTCTACCTTGTAACCATGCTTCTTTGTCTCTTCAAATCCGAGGGACATTTCCTGAGAAATCACGTACTGATATTCCTGATTGCCCGTTTCTGGAATGGTCACAAGTGTAAAATCACTGAGCGGAATCAGCGTTTCATTATGCCCCTGCTTAATTGACATCCTTACATCCTGCAAGGTCGTTACGGGATATTCTGTGGGAGCATCAATGCTGATAAGCATTGTGTCTCCACGGCTCATTTCTTTGTCGTTCATGTGGTCACCCTCCATACGTCATAATCGCAACGTTCGCAGGATTGCCGTCACCACCATCGTACAGGATAATCGACTTGAGTCCGGTTCCTGACGGAACAAGAGCGGCGAAAGCCTCACCGTCCTCGGTTG